GCGACTAATGTGTCTATACGTGGTAAGTAATAGTTGACGTCTGCGGAAATAATACTATTGCTGCGAGGTAATGGATTAATACCTGAAACGTTAGTTTGATATGTACCATTTACCGTATCTATTTCCATAGTCGGTCTAAAGTCAAGTACATCACTCAACGCTACTTTCTCACCACTCGCAAGAGTATGTTTAGGGATTTGATCGAACGTTAAATCATTACCATCATATGACGCAACACTGAAGTATTTACCTGAAGTGTGTGCGAAGTGAGTTAATGTAACTGTTAAAGTACGATCGTTAGATAAAGATAAACCTTGACGAAGTGTCAGTTTTATATTATCATAAAAGTTATCGCGTTGACCACCATCGAAGTCAAATGAACCTGTTAGGTCATTCCCGTCTTGGTCAGTAACGCTTAGTAATTCGATACCGTCATTGTACGGTAAATTTAAAACACCAGATGAAGCAGATACAATTGGAGTCTTAGTGATTTCGTAGAAAGTGTATTGACTTTCTTGTACTTGAAAGTCTCCGCGAGTATAGATTGCGCCATTTACTGTGAAAGATGTGAAACCTGTCACGCTACTAAATGTAGCCAATAGAACTCCGCCCCACCATAAGTAAACGCGTTCACCGCTTATATTTTGTTCTACTTGCCAATAAGTACCAAACGTAGTTCTATTATATAGCGGACCAACCGAACCTTCTGCTTCAACAATCTGTAAACCACTTTCAGTTACTTCGGTCAATACTTTTTGACGTAACTGTGGGTTTTCTTCTTGTTGCCAGTATACCATATCATAGTTACCAGCAGCTACAGTATCGGTAACTGGATCATATGTGCTTATATTAGTACCGTCAGATATAATAACTGGATACGAAGCATCAATGTTATTAGGTACTGTTAACTTACCAGATGCGTCTGGTGACTCTCCAGTTTTAACAAACTGAGCAACATAGTTCATATCCGAGATAGACTCAGGACGTCCGTCTGGTAACGGGAATAATAAACTATTATCTGTTGAACCATATAACTGAGCAGGTGTTTCAGATAAAGTGTATAGAGTATCTTGTGCTGTTATTGCTACAGTATCACGGAAACTCATACCGCTTTCCATTTTGATATTAAATAAGAATAAACGGAATGAACTACCATAAGTCTCGATACCACGAGTGAACGCTGTACCAAGTACCGTTCCGTTTTCGTCCTTTAATTCTACTTCACCAAAAGTGGCGATTGTAGATAGACCTTTACTCAACAGTGGATCGAACTCAACGTAGTTACCATATGTTGCTGGTGTACTACCGTTGTTAATAAGAGTTGTATCTTGTGACTTCGGTACATCAATAAATGTATCACCAAAGTTCAAACGATAACCGTCTACATATGCTGTTCCTTCAGTTACTTCTAATTGTAAAGAAGTTGAATCTTTATCCGTAAAGATTGCTTTGAATTCTTTTGCTACATAATCACCAGATTCTTCTTTAGTACGTGTAGCAAGTAAATCGTTTAAAACGTTATACGCATCATTAGTTTCATTATCTCTAGTTATAACACCATCTACGATACGACACACATATACGAAGTTATCTTCAGTGTCAATAGTATCACGTGTAGTTGGAGTTAATTTAATTTTATAACGGTGAGCGCCTGGAGATGAGATATTAGGTACATCACCTTGATTATCATACAGACTAGGATCTTCGCCTTCTGTGATAATTAATTGTTCTACTTTAAAACCAAAGTCTACTGTAGGAGTAGAACTATACTTTGAGACGTATAAACTTGTTGCTGAAACGTGTACAAAGTGACCTAGAATAAAGAACTCACTTTCGTTTACTGATACCTTAGTACCTAGACCACTAGCAGGTACGACACCGTCTGGAGCGACTGTCAGTGGGTATGAAGAATCAGATGATAAGATAACCTCACCACTACCAACACGTGCGCTTACACTGTTGTCTACAGCGCCTGTCGTGTTTGTGTATTTTACATACAATGTAGTTGGATCTGTTTCTGTCGATTCTAGAACTTCTAGTACTTGGAATTCTACTCCAGCTGTATTAGTATATACTTTACCGACTAAGATGTCAAGATCTTCTGGTAACGCACTTACCGCATCAATGCGTACATATTCTCTCGCATTGTCAATCATCGCGCCACCTGCTTTCACAAGCGCACCCTCGCGGAATAAGTTACGACCTAAACGAGAAAGTTCTTCTTGAATGATAGTTTGAGATTCATTCAACTCTCGCGCTTGTAACGCACGACCAGCATTGAATAGAACTTTATGATAACCGTCTTCCGCGTTATAAAAGTCGCGGTATGTTTCTTTGAATGTTTTATTAGTAAAATTAGTCATCAATCAATCCTAAATTGTAATTACAACTTTTATGTCTTCTTGTTGTTCGGCATCGCGTCTTATTCTGTGACGATTTTCAATATATAATACATCACCAGTGAATCTATCTATACTTTGTGTTCGAGTCACTTCAGACACCGTACCCGTAAGGACAACACCAGTTTGAGTAATAACCTCACCTTGAATGAAATCTACGAATCCAGTACTCTCGTTTTGATGGAAGTGAACTATATTATCGTATGATTCGTCTACGAATGCTATAGCGCCAGACTGAGAACCTACGATATGTTTACCCGAAGAGAAAGGTGAAGAATCTACTAATGTCATCTTAGGTAAAACTTTCAAAGAAGTTTCTGTAGTTTTAACACCTTCTGGAGTCAATGGGTTTTTAATAAGACCGATTTGTCTAAATTCGTTTTCTACGATAAATGTACCGTCTTCTTCACCATCAGGTTTAATGGTAAGTAATATAGAACTTGTTTTTAAATCAGAAACGGCATCAAACCCAATACCTTGAATAGGACTAACAATTGGACGAACAGCAGCATTCACACCGTCACCTGTAATTTCTACAGTAGCGTGTGTATAACCAGAACCGTAAGATGTCATTTCTATTTTAGTTAAGTGACCATTTGTAACATATGCGATTGCTGTAGCGCCAGTTCCGTCACCTTTAATTGTAACGATAGGTGCTTCAGAATATCCATAACCTTTGTCTATAATTTCACAACGAAGTACTTGACCAGAAACAGCATTTTGTTTTACGACAAATTGTAAATCTTCAATCGCATCACCAGTCGCTAAATCACTTTCAGGAATATGTACAGGAATATAATTCGATGAAAGGAATTGAAAGATTGTTTCAGGTGTTAATGAATATAAGAATTTCCACGTGTAACCGTCTCCAGTAGTGAACGGTTCCCAGTGCATAACATGATTGTCAACATCTCTTGGTGCGTGTAACGCATAATTAGGTTCTACTGTAGACACATTAACTTCGCCAGTTTGACTCATACCTTGTTCTAAACAAATATAAACTTCCTTTGCGCTATTCAACACATAGAATCTATCTTGTTGTAAATCACTGCTGTCTGTCCAACCTTTGTATTTGGTACCAGAGTTCCAGTTATATCTACGAGTCACATAAGTCGCACCTTCAACAGACTTTATAGACTGTAGATTGTGACGAAACTCACGTTCTTCAAGAAGTGAATCAATAGGATCGATTACAGTGTCTTCTATATTAAAGACGTCTGATTTACCTATACCAATATAATAGTTGTTCTCTTGTCCTAGTATATCATCGAGAAACTGTTTCGATAACTCTTTACTAATAGACTGTCTAACAATCGCTGACATTATTACATATTCCTGTTAAAATTATATAAAGTTATTTATACTGGTTTTAACAGGAGTATTTCACTTTTTAGGTTCGGCTATGACATCTAATTGACCATTAGTCTTTTTAATGCTAATAATATCTAGATATTTTGATAGTTTCTCTACCCACCAAGGCATTTCTTCTACGATTAAGTGTGCGTTTCTACCGTCTTGTAGAATACGCATAGCTGGATACATCGCGATAGTTAAGTAACCTTGTACCTTTATACTAGATGCGATTTGTTGGATAACATTATCTATCAGTTCTGGTTCTACGTGTTCGAGTACGTCAATTGATATTAAGAAGTCTTTAGGTGTATGTAATCCTTCCTTTCCTGGTATGCCTGGATCATACTCATATACGGTATAGTCAGCATCATCAGGTAAGTTGCTTTTAAAACTACTTGAACCACATCCATAGTCGATAACTTCTTTCGCATTATTACGTTTCAACCAATCATGTAACGTATCTACCATAGACCCAGCACTAGTACCCCAATGTTCTGTACTATGTTCTTTTTTCAACGTATTCATATAATCATCAGATACTAAGTGATCTGTGAAGAATGCGGATGAGTGGTGTAATAGAGTTTTAGGTGGTAAATGTATAGAATCGTTAAGTTCATCTAAATCTATATAAGGTACTAAATCGTTTATTTTAGAATCGGGACTAATAGAGTATACTTCAACACCACGTTTCTTACATTCTTTAGCGAACCAATCAAGATAATGATATAGGTGATTGTATAGATTCATATTCCAAGCATCTTGGTCTTTCGTCATTTCCCTATCATCAAAGTAACTACCCTCAGAAACCTCAAAGTCTACGCCAGCAAGGTATATCTTTTTGAACCCCATATGTAACATTATATTCATTGTAGTAGAGAATACATTTTTCTCCCATATAATGTTTTCACTTTCTGGTTCCGAACAAGTGAAGACGTCCATTGGATCTTTAGAATCTAACATGTTTCCAAAATAAACAAACGGGTATTCTGATAATTTATGTCCGTCCAGAATACGATTCTGTAAACCACCTCTTGTGATTTTCATAAAAGATTCTTTATAGACGTGTTCGTTGTAACATGAAGGTTCGTCCATACCGACCCATATATCAGGCCTCACTTTAGGATAAGTTGTGTTGACACCGACTACCGTTTTACCAGCACCAGTTAGTTTTGAAATATCGATTTTATTTAAAGATGGTCCACCACCGACGAATATACCAACGTTCATATTCTCTTTGACATATGACTCAAAGAACTTCCAGTTGTCGCCATCGTGATACATTAATGGTGTGCGTTTACTCATGATATAACCTTATAAAAAAAGACGCTAATATATAGCGCCTTTCTAAGTCAGTTATAAATTACCCAATTTAACCCTGAGTTTACCCCCAGCGTCATATATTTGAATATTATCTCCTTGGAACTCAATCCTAGCACCAGAAGCAGCAGTATTTCTAAGACCATTCAGATTCAATATACCACCCGAGTTAGTAGTAACTTCAGTGAATGTCTTATCACCCGTACCAGAGTAATCAGCACCTTGATATTGGAACACTCGACCAGTTTGTATATGCCAATATGTATCATTTTTGAGTAGAATGTCTTCTCCTCTAAACTGACGGATCAGATCTGATTTAGAACTTGAACCAGTATCAGCATTGATAGTGGCGTCAGTATCAAATACGATCGCATTACCAGCAGAACCAGCTGGACCAGATGGACCAATTGTACCAGTAGGCCCTTTAGAACCTCGATCACCAACAGAACCTCTCGGACCCTGAGAACCACGTGGTCCCTGTGTTCCTTGTAAACCAGTTATACCACGTGGACCAGATGGACCTCGTAGACCTTGCGTTCCTCTAGGACCTTGACTACCGCGTGGACCAATAGTACCCTGTGGACCCTGTGTACCCTGTGGACCTCTTGTACCTTGACTACCACGTGGACCAATAGTACCCTGTGGACCTTGTGTACCTCTAGGTCCCTGTGTACCTTGAGTTCCTTGAATACCAGTTACACCACGTGGCCCTTGCGTTCCTCTAGGTCCTTGCGTACCTTGTGGACCTTGAGAACCTTGAATACCAGTAACACCTCTAGGACCTTGCGTACCCTGCGGACCTCTAGTACCTTGTGGTCCCTGAGAACCTTGAATACCAGTAACACCGCGCGGTCCCTGTGTCCCTCTAGGTCCCTGTGTACCTTGAGGACCTTGAGAACCAGTAACACCTCTAGGGCCAGATGGTCCTTGTGGTCCAATCGTACCTTTGGGACCTTGAGAACCTTGAATACCAGTAACACCTCTAGGACCAGACGGACCTACAGAACCTCTAGGACCTTGGGAACCTTGGATACCAGTTACACCACGTGGACCTTGTGTTCCTTGTGGACCTACAGAACCTCTAGGACCTTGACTACCTTGCGGGCCAATTGTTCCTTTTGGACCTTGCGTTCCCTGCGGGCCTCTAGTACCCTGTGGTCCTTGTGGACCCGATGGACCAATTGTACCCTGTGGACCAATTGTACCAACAGGACCTTCAATACCTCGAGTTCCTCTAGGACCAGTAGCACCTCTAGTACCCCGTGGACCAGATGGACCTTGGATACCTGTAGGTCCTTGGATACCTGTAGGACCGTCACTACCACTAGGACCTTGAATACCTTGAGTACCTTTTGGTCCTTGGGTACCCTGTGGTCCAGTTGGACCTTGAATACCCTGTGTGCCTTTTGGACCCTGAGTACCACGAGGACCTTGTGTTCCTTGAGGACCCTGTGTACCTTGAGTTCCTTGAATACCCTGTGTGCCTTTTGGACCCTGAGTACCACGAGGACCAGTTACGCCTTGAATACCTTGTGTACCCTGAATGCCCTGTGTGCCTTGTGGTCCAGTTGGACCTTGAATACCAGTTGGTCCTTGAATACCCTGTGTTCCCTTCGGACCCTGTGTACCCTGTGGACCTCGAGTTCCTTGTGGACCTTGGGTTCCCTGTGTACCTTTTGGACCTTGTGTGCCCTGTGGGCCAGTCGGTCCCTGAATACCAGTGACACCTTGGATACCCTGAGTACCATCAGGTCCTTGAATACCAGTTGGACCTTGTTGTCCAGTTGGACCTTGGATACCTTGAGAACCTTTTGGTCCTTGAGTCCCGATAGGACCTTGCGTACCCGTAAGACCACGTGGTCCGATAGTACCCTGAATACCAGTTAACCCTTGGATACCTTGAGAACCGCGTGGGCCAGTAGCGCCACGAGGACCAGTAGGACCAACAACACCGTCTATACCAGCAATACCAACGATAGTAGGATCTTCCCATTGAGCAGGAATACTCTCGCCATCATATGGATTACCGACTATAACACGTCGACATTCCCAAAGAATAGGAAAGGTTTGACTGACATTCTCACCAAAAGTAGTCCAAGAAATACCATCAACACTTCCGTTAGGAGAAGGATTGCCATAAGTCCAGTTATTACTAGGTAGTTGAGAAGGTAGGAAATCAGTCGCATCAGTTATAGACGCGACTGTTCTTGAGTAGATATATTCATAACCAACAGCATCACTTACATCAGTAAATGTTATTGAAGCAGAAGCAGTAATAGTTGGCATACGATAAATCCTTTATTATGGTGTAGTTACAGTAGCAACACAACGAATACTAATTGGAACACCTGTATCAGGAATATCTGAAGGTCCAACAATTACTTGACTTGTATTGAAAGCGACGCCATTAGCAGCACGACCTGAAGTAGAAGGTGTACCTGAAGCATCAGTTTGTACTTCTAAATCACTAGCACCTACGTATACTTGTTCGCCAGTTACCCATTCCCAATCATATGCGATTGAAACACCACCAACACCATCAGTTAATTGACTACCGTCGTTTGCGTCAAACACACTTGCGGTTAATGTTACTGGATCACCAGAATTGTTACGGAATACTGTAGGACCGTTAGCAGTTACTTCAACGTAAATTGCTGCGCGACCTGAACGTACTTTAGCGAATGTTACCGCATCTTTACCTTGTTCACCAACAACACGTACAGATAATGTTTCAGCACCATCACCTAAGTTAGATGGAGAAATTTGAAGACGTGAGTTAGATACTAAGTTATTCGGTAATGTACCAGTAGAGAATGCGCCTGAAGCGTCAGTGTCAAAACCAGAAATGCCACCAGCGTCAGTTGACGTTGCTGTTTGAGCAACAAAAGGTGCACCATTCAAAGAGGTTTCATACGCTAATTCGCCTGGATTACCAGCAATGTCAAATAAGATTGTACTAGATGCTTGACTACCATTTAATACACCGTCAGCATTAGCAGAGAACATTTGACTAGATGGAACCATCTTAATTACTGTACCACCAGCACCGTCTTGAATACGGTTAACAGATAGTTCTAAGTTGAAAGAACCAGTTGTACCATTGTTATTATATGTAATAGGTACAATGATAACAGCAGAAGTAGGAGTACCAACAGCGTCAGTGTAAATTACACCAGCGTCTTTAGTTACGCCACCACCGATATCAAAACCGTTAGTTTGTGATACTAAGAATTCCCAACCGCTTACCGCAGCAATAGAACCAATAGTGAATTGTCCAGCAGAAGGCGATGAAGTTGTAAATTGTTGTTCAGAACCACCAACAAACACCTTTACAGAACATGAAAAGTCACGTCGTGTGGCATCAGAAACAACGCCAGCATCATTTGCTGCGAATGTATGGTTCTCATTAGTTAGAAATGCTGATACGGAACTTTGTCCGTCCGCTAAGTCTGTTAGTGTTATGGCAGCTGTTGCTGTGCGAATTGCCATGGTTAATCCTCTTGTTTGTCATTGATTTTGAGTTGTAAAGGCAACGTACCATTATTTGGTACTGCTTGCGCTTCGATTAGAATGCTTTTTAAGTCTGAACCAGTGAATGTATTTAGTTCTTTTGTCGACGCTGGAACTCCATATCCTAAAGGACATGAACCCGTTTCGTCGACCGTGACTATATTACCGTTAATATGAGAAACTCTTTTGGTATTAGGATTGATACAAACCAATTCTGTACCACCTTTTAACCATTCATAATCATATTTACTGTAATCTATTTCTGATATTTCAATATCGTTATTTGTTATAAACGCTGATAATTCAGTTTCACCTTGGTCGTTTCTGAATATATTACCATTACTCGCGATTATATCTACTTGTAAGTTTTCAACTCCACGGTCAAATAATACGATAGGGGACGACCAGTTAGCAGCGAATATAGTTTTAGTAGGTTCACCGCTGAATATTGATACTTGAACTGCGTGTACATATCTACCTGATTCTGGTATTAAGAATTGCCAACCATCAGGTTCAGACCCACCTTGAACAGGATCTAACGTATTAGTTTCAAAAGAATATACTAGATCAACAGCGATATCTTCACTTACAGGTAGAACCTTTTCGTTTGATGATTTATATAAAATAATATTAACAGAGTTGAGTACTGAACCACCAGTACCACCGTTTTGTATTTGGTCTTGTAAATCAATAAGGATATTATCGTGATTCGCTATCTTTGCTTCATTGGTATTGATTCTTGAACTATAATCTGAATCTAATACATTTTGAAGTTCTAACGAAACACTTTGAGAAATTAAACCTTGTAATACATCTAAGTCTATTGTACCACTACCGCCAGCAGAAATCAATTGATTTAAAAACTGAAAGTTCTCGTTGATTTTTATACCGACTTGTCTTAGTGTATCACCTTGACCGTCATTAGCAGCATTACCTATATTGATTGGTTGAATTGCCATTGTTGCTTCCTATAAGTGTCCGTCTTGGTCAAACGTTGGTAAATTAGTAGTAGTTGCGTCTATTGTAGCTGGTGTATTTAGGTCCGCTAAATCATATAATGTTAGGTAACCTTGAGTCATTAACCCTTCAAACGTTTCGTTCATATAATCTTGTAGTAAAGGAATGGAACTAACCATAAGTCCTGTATCTACTGGATCAGTTTCTTCGATGACCAACAATGTCCAAGAAGGTGTTATTTTAGACTCAACTGAACTTAATAATTCAATAGGATAATTAGGATCTTCTAACGGATCAATTGTATCACCAGCTTTCACTTCAATGTCAGCATGACCGATACTAGAAACTTCAGATGCTAAGTAAAAACCAGCTGGGTGTACAAACTTGCGATATAACGCTTCATAATCTTTTAACGATAATCCAGTTTTAATTGCGATAGAAAATATTTGATATTTCTTATTATCTGTAATATATTTTAAACTTCTAGAACCTATCTTAGAATCGTTTAAAATAAACATATCTCTTTTTGGATATGTAATCTCAACGTCTTCAGCAAAGAAAGAATTGAAGAACTGTTCAGCTGATATTTGAGAACCCTTTGCTCTATAAAAGTCTGAAATTAACTTGACCATCAATTTAGGATTCTGAGCGAATGAAGTATGTTGTAACCCATTACCCACTTCACCTAATATAAGATCTAACGTTTCTAATGTAGTTGAAGTAATATCTCTAATATCAAATAATGTTTTGATTTGGTGTTCGAATGACCCAGAATTACTTTCACCTGAGTGTTCATAATAGTAATCTAAAAACTTTACTAATAATGGATAGTCCTGAGCAAAGAACTCAGGTAATAGTTGAGTTACTTCGCTCGCGTGAAATCTTGTGTTTAATCTTGGACTATTCAGACGAACGTTTAACATTATAATACTGCCTTACTGTTTACTGTTTCAGTATATCCCATAACACTCAATCTAGATTCATCTAATGATAGAATATAGTTTCGTAAAGGAACCAATGTGCTTTGATTAGCAGGAACAACATACATTTTAAGATTAGTAGAAAGTTCCACATTTAACCCTGATAATGTTATTAAACCCTTCGCAGAATCATATGTACCGATATTAGTAACTTTCACTTCATCGTTAAGGTCGATT